CCAGTCTGTATCAGAATACCTAGATAGCGTTTTAACAGGATACTTACCACTACAAATGAACATTACATCGCCACTTTGGATGCAGTTCAATTTATCGACTACATCGCTTTCAAATGGTGTCTGTAATTCGATACCAGTATAGATACCATTTCGCCACACTCGGATGTACTGTTCTCCGATTTCGAGTAGGAATGATTTATTCTTTTCTGCCGTAAACTCAAACAGTCTTGTAGACTTATCCTTGTTTTTAACCCGCCCTATATATTCTGAACCTTGCCGTCTGGCTACTGCTCCATAAGGTCTAATGACTGCATTTTCTGCTAATAGCAATGCACTTTTGAATTGATCTAGGTCAAACCGCCTAGATACATCAGGCGAAATCTCACCAGTTGTAAATGCAAGTTGTGATATATACATTGGTTTCATGATTACCAACTCCTTGCTTTTACATAGTTAGAAATATATGGCATATCTTGCCTACGTTCTTTAGCACTCAAACTCTTGGCCTCTTGCGTTGCTGCCTGATAGAGTTTATAGCATTGGTCGAATAAACCACTATTGCCAGTTAATGGCATGGCTAGTTCTGACCCCATTTTAGATTTCAAGGCCTGTACGAATACAGGACTGAATACATCTATATCTTGCACATCGTACACATAATCAATATACGCAAGCGGTACATCACTTACTATGTACTTTGTGTTATCGTCAAAAGTAAATACATCATATTCCTTTTGGCTTTCCGCTCTAAATCGTTCCCCTTTAGGAATAACCCCAAGGATGCGGATACACTTTTCAGGATACGCATAAACAAATTCATAGCCAGCTAACTTATGTTCAGATAACACGCACTCTTCACGCTTTCGTGCAAAATTCCATTCGTATTGAGATAGTAGCATTTTGCGTGTCGCATCGTAATGCAATCTGCATTGTCTAGCCGTTTCTGTTTCTTCATCAAGGCCGTATATCCTACCGCCATTGATAAGACTAAGAGCCATATTACAAATATCAGTAGGTGTCATATTGCCCCCTTTTTATAGTGAAAAAGAGGGATGCATAAGCACCCCTCATTCTATTATTCTGCAGTTTCTTCCGATTTCTTGCCTTTAGATTTAGTCTTTGGCTTATCTTCGCCATCTTCGGTTTCTTCTGCTCCTACAGCTTCAAACAAATCATTGAAGTAATCTTTATCGTATTCAACCACTTCTTCTTTTGTAAGTTCTACTGTTTGTCCTTCTTCAATTAAACCCTTTGTATTGTGATACAAAGTTACTTTTGCAATGTATTCCATGCTACCCCCTATTTACTTGTAATACCGCTAGTTATGAATACAGAAATTGTACCAGCCGTTGCATTGTTGACATTAGCACGTGTATAACGTTTAACACCATTTGCCAAGCGTACTTTATATTCGTATCCAGTTGGTGCATTGGCTGGTAATGTAATACCATGCAACAATACAGGGTTGGCGATGTTCTCTGTATCAGATGTGTATACGTTAATTAATGCAGTACCAGTTAATGCTTTGTCTACACGAACAACTAACCACAAGTTAGGGTCAGCATCACCACTAGTTACTACAACATCGGAGCTGACATTGCCAGATAACTCACGTTTCCAATGGAATGTATTTAAAGTATCGATAATCATGTATTTTCTCCTCTCTACTATGCAGTAACACGTGCTTCTGTGGAAAGCAATGCATCAATTTTACGAACAGGAATACCATTCGCACGAGTAACCAATTTACCCATTTCCATATCTTCTGTGATAGTAGAACCATGTACTTTGTTCTTTTGCAAGCGTAAGAATGTACGCAATTCTTGGTTCATATACCATACTGGTCTACATCCAGTTAAGCTATGCATTTTTTCTTCTGCACGGATCATTAAGTTAATCAAGTTAGGACCTGCGGAAATATCTTCTTTGATAGATTTCATATCGATATTAGCGATACGCACTACATATCTCCAGTCACGAACAGATAAACCGATGTTTTGTTTGAAGTGAGTACGGTAACCTTGGAACATAGAACCATCAGCTTTAGTAACTGTTACTTCGCCCAAATCTTCTTGTTCTAAACCGCCTTGACTGCCACGCGGATAAATACCATGTACAGTAAGAGGACCCCAACCTACGAGCCACATAGAGGCAAGGTTAGCAGTACCGCCTGCATCAATAATGTTTTTAGCACAATCAGCTTTTTTCACATCCAATGTATTGAAACGTGCGGATAAGCCAATGAATTTTTCTGGTGTAGTTTCATCACCATAGAAAAGTGTGCTTACGATTTCTTGGCCCATACTTTCAACAAATGCACTATCTTCTGTTGCACGGAACGCTACAGGGTCATTGGAAAGTTTAACCAAGTCTTTATCCACTTCGGAATATGCTTCCAACATACCACAAGTATCTGTGATTTGTTTTGTAGTGGATTTAGATGGTTGTACACCGCCATACAACATGCGCCATGTTGTGGATGGTAAGCCAGTACGTACTGTTGTTTTGTTAGATGTGCCATCATTACATTCAATCATTGTCATGTCTTGAATAATTTCGTTTGTTTGGTTCAATTGCTCAATGATTTGTGCAATTTTACCATTTGGATCCATACGAGTTTGTAAATCCAATAATGTAGGATTGTTAGTTCCAATTGTAGCCATTAATTAATCTCCTTTAATCTTTAAACATGGACGGATACATATTCCGTCTAATAGCTTCGTCAGATTGATTATTTGCAGGTCTGTTGTTCCCTGCGTTGCTATCTTCGCTTGCCATACCAGCAATATGTGCGAATAGTTGAATTACTTCTACACGATTACCCAAGCCATTTTCAGCTAGGATTTCACGGATATTAGGAATTGTCTTTTCTACCGCTTCAACACCTGCGGCCGCTTGGCTAACAGTAGTATCGAATTTGTTACCTAATACCTTTTTAGCGTTTTCTGCATACCCATCGTATTGTGCTTTTAGTGCTTCTTGCTTTTGGTTTTCGTAAGCCGTTACAAGATTGGTAGCATATTGATTACCAAACTTAGCCATTTGTAATGCTTGCTCTTGCGTTGCACCTACACCATTAAGCATTTTTGAAAATTCATCTGCGATGGTTTGGTCAACTTCGCCACCCTCAAATGCAGTTGAGAAATCATATACAGTAGGTTCTGCAGGTTGGTCGGTGTTAGTATCACCGCCACCGCCTAAAATCGTACTTTGTTGGTCTTGTGTGTTCGTGTCCTGTGGTGTTCCACCATTTGCACTATCCGTGTTATTGTTTGTGCCTTGTTCTAAATTTTCATCCATGGTTATTCACCTTTCTTTAATTCGTTTTCTTCAAGCGTTTTAAAATATTTCTGCATCTGAATATTTTCGAGTTGTGCTAAGTGGTATTTCTTAACACCCTCTACACCATCGCCAATCTTTCCTAAATCGTTTTGCAACAAAATAGCAACAGCCCTCATCCCCTCGTTAAAGAATGTTGTACTGTTGCCTGTGAATGATTGGCTATTCAGTTTTGCTCGGTCAAGAATGCGATAAAAAAACCACCTACCGAGTTCATCGCTCAGTACGTGGTTTAGCGCTTCAATATCACGCTCTCGCATATAATCTCTTTTTTGTTTCATCTAGTACCCCATTCCCATTAACTGTTGCATTACAGGGTTTCCATCATTTGCCGCATCAGTTGCTTGTTTAGCTGCACTCGCCATTTGAGGTGCTAATTGTGCTGCTTGCATCATTTGTGCTTGTTCCTCTTGTTCCTGTTGTGCCTGTTGTTGTTCTTCCATCTTAGCTTGATATTCATCGTTGGATACAATTACTTTTGCAGGTACACCGAGGTTAACACCATAATAATCCGCTGCTTCCTCAAAATTAAATTTTTGTAGGATGTTAGGATTGCCCTGTGCTAATGACATAAGGAACGCAAAATACTGTTCGATTGAAGTTAATGAGGATACTTTCTGAGCCTGTGCCAATGGTGAAATGTACTCTATCTTGACATCTTGGCCGTTTAACTCTTCCGCCAATGCTTCATCGATTGGTGGAAACACACCTGCACGATCTAATATCGCATAGGTGCGTTCGATAATTGGATTAAGAAATTCAGATAGTAGCCGTTCTACTACAGGCCCTAATTGTTGTAACTTCTCTTGCGTGCGTTCCATGACTTCCCTTGCCGTCATTTGTCCATTGTCCATGTTATCGAGCATAAGGAATAAGTCAGCGCTATACGCACGTTTGATACTGTCTTTAACTTCAATGATTTGTTGCATTATCCAATCTAGATTGATACCTACGTTAAAGATAGGCTCAACTTTACCGCCTGTATCGACTTCTGTTATACCGCCTGGAAATAGCGATACACTACCGATTACATCAGATGTAACGGCCATAGGTGGCTTTACACCTAACTCAATAGCGGTTAGTCGGTCTAGTTCCAATTTCTGCAACATCATTGCATCAGATTGTGCGAACCATGCACTACCCTTGCCATAACCATTTAGATCATGTGTAGTGTGCCGTGCAATCGGAATAGGCCATTCTTCATAGCCACTATGTCGCAAGATTTCATCATCTCTACTCCCCTCAACCCAGTAAATAGAGGAATAAGGCATGTTCTTGTTACCTAGTTTTCCATTGCGGTCTTTGTTTTCACATACTAGCCAACAAACAGTATATACAGTTGCATTACCCTTGCCGTCATCGTATGCGTTTTTAATCTTATCGGTACAGTTATCATATCCAAACTCTTCCACGAGTTGGTCGCAAGTCATGTTATACTTCCGCCCAAATGTATTAACCTCACCATTAGCATTGCATTCTAATGCATAAGTGCCGATTGGATACGATGTGAAACGCACACCAACTTTACCATCAGGCATGATTGACATCGGTGCTTGTCCGAATGGTAGTTCCATATAGACTTGGTGAACCACATTGTAGAAATTGGATTTTGCAAATACTGCATACAATATTTCTTCACGTTCATCTAATACTTTCGCTACATCGCTATTCGCCGCCATGTCTGTATTTTCCATGGTTAGCTTAAACCATTTACGGCTAGGCGGTGTCATTCCACTCATTACACCACTAGCGAATATTTGACAACTTTCCCATGCAATACCAGTAAGGATTTTATCGGTATATAGTTTCGATTGGTCTTGTTCGCCATCGAACACCCCAAGGAATGGCAACT